CTTCAAGTAAGTGAGTGAGAGAAGAGTGCCGTCATTCCGCACAATCCATATGATCTTAAAAGGTTCCTCGGCGTATGCCCATTGCACCATCTGGAAATTGTAAAAGAGGTGGTTTGATAACACGGATATATCAGTTCCGGTGTAGATGTTGACGTAGATATTGTAGGCGAGGTCCCGCACAAACGACTGGCGTGCTTGGACGTATAGAACGTCATAATTGACGACAATAGGTGGGAGGTCTGATGCTCCATTGAAGGCCTGTGGAACTGCGGTTACGTTCTCTGGGGTGACTGCGACGGTGGCGTTTTGGCCCGATCCCGCGACGATCTGCCATGCTCCCTGTGAAGTCCCAACGACCAGCCCGCCGGGCATTGGAAGCATCCATTTGATGGCGTTGACCTGGGAACTGACGATGGTTCCAGTGATCGCATCGTCAGCTTGGACAGGATTGGAGACGTTAAAGTTTGCGGAGATGGAGGTGAAGCCACCCGGTTGACCCATCCAGAAAGTCACAGGATCAGCGGTAGACGCCGCGAAACACTGGCGCTGTTGAAAGTAGCAATTCACACCAGGGTTGTTACCTCCAGCGAATGGGTTGGTTGGGATCGGTGGAGTGATTGCGAAGTTGGGAGAGATGTTGGAGTTGTTGAAGTTCGTCCCCGTAACCTGCCCTACGAATCCAAACGCCGATCCTGCTGGGACGAACGCCCCAAGGCTAGGCTCGGCCATGTAGACGTTGTATTGCACCGCACCGGTAACACCCGTCCAGGCGGCGTAAAGTGTTCCGGCGGTGGTGAAGATGTTCACCGCGTTAGACACAGTCGCCACCACCGACGCAGCGGATTCATTTCCAAATGCATCCACGGCGGTTACGACTATGGCGTAGTAGGTCGATCCCACAGCACTTGCGGTTAGCCCTGGAGCTACGGGTACGACAATCGGCGTAGCGAAGGAGATCGGCGTGAATGCCCAATTGGTGGGATTGGTGATTATCAGATTCTGCGGAGCGTAGCTGGGATGGGTAATCGTCATCACCGAGGCGGATTGGGTGAACTTCAGCAGAGCTAAGTCCGCAGCAGCGTAGGGAGAGGTCAGCGTGTAGACCCGCGATGCCGTGCCACCTGAGGTGTAGACACCGTACGAAAGGCCGTTGATCAAATTTCCATTTACGTCGGACAAGGTGACCGAGGAGCCGCTAACAGAGACTTCGTAATACCTTCCATTTAACTGTGTCTCGCCACCAACACCAGTGACAAACACCCAATCTCCGGTATTCCAGTTAGTCCCTGGAACCGTCAAGACTACCGGATTGGCACTGGTCGCACCGGTAATCGGGTATGCAGTCTCCAAAACCGCCGCGCCATTCGAGATGAACCTGACGTAGAAATTCCCAAACAACAATACATACGATGCGATCGTGGAATATTGAAACGGAATGATCCTCACCGTTCCGGTGGTATAATTCCCCTGGAGAACAAACTTCGACCCCATCCTCGAACTGGCACCGGAGCGGTAATCAACGAAGAAATTCCTCATCATCGCAGTACCGGTATGGTACTTGGCCAAATCAGTATGCGCAAAGATACTCGGGGCTAGTTCACCCGAGGCAAAGGAGGTTTGGATTTGGTTAAGGCTCATCGTTTGATAATCTTATTCCGAATCGCGATGGGTTGGACGTTGGGATGGGGTAATCCGCCACCGAAGGGAGTGCCAGTAAAAGTTGGAACACCACTCAAAGCCAATGCACTTAAATTATTCGCCCACACAGGAACGCCCCCACCAGTACCTGGAGCAGCCTCGGGAGTCTGTGGTGCTGAATAAGTTACACCGGCGAGGCTGATGGTTCCTGCGGGAGTAATAGATGGAATCTGAGCAACAGTCAGGGTTCCCGTCTCCGCCCCACCTGTGGCATTGACGAAATCCCAACCGCCAGTTCTCGTCGCAGAGGTCAACCTACTCGCCGCTGTGCCACCATATCCCGCGTAGACATACCCCCGACCATCGGGGAGGTTGAAAGTGAGAATTCCATCCCCATTGCCGTAGGGAAAGATTTGTATCGCCGAAGCATTTGACGTGGCTGTCTGGCTAGCGGTGATCGTAGAGCCACTGGTGATGGTCAGCACAGTCGTCCCGGCTGGAAATCCGGGACTCTCTAGCGCCATCCCAGCCAACCACCCAGTAGTCCCACCTGTGATTCCAGAGACATTCGCAGAGCCGCTGGTTACAGTACAGGCAAAACTCGGTGCGATCACAGCCAATAGTGGCGCGTCACCAGACCTTGACACAGCCTGACCAAGTTCGAAATACCACCCCGGCGGTGCGGTAAAGCCTGCGTAGTCTGCCTCCATCCCAGATGGGAGAGAGGTGATTCCGAGAAGAGACTGTGCCACCGCAATCGACGACGCAGCGGTAACCGGTGCCATCGTAGTTGAGGTAGGATTGCCTGTCGGCACAGCACCCGTAGCAACGTTACCAATGGCATCAAAAATCAACGCCTGTCCTGCTCTAGCCGCAGCGGCAGGGAGGGTGTAGTTTAGTCCTGCTGGATCAGTTGGAGGAGCGACGATGGCTAGAGTGCTCACACCCGATGGGCCGGTGATGGCTTGGACCAGCATCGTTAGATAGTCCAGCGCCTGCTCAACCGCGGAGGGGTATACGGTGCCTTGATTTGCGAAGGAGGAGCCTTGGATAACCGGCAGGGTGCGAATGATCGTAATCGTCGACCCAGAAGCCAGCGGGGTGCCGCTGAGAGGATAGGTAACCGTTCCTCCCACGCCGGTAGGATTGGGTGCGATTGGGGCATTCAGCGCCACCGCATAGGCACTAGGGGAGATGGTGGTCGTGACCCCGGCGGTGGTGGTCTGTACCACGATGTCAGCCGAGGACAACCCCGGAAACGGGAAGCTAAAAGTCGTCGTCGCACCATTTCCGGGGAGGGTAATTGAGTTTGATGTGGTTGATACGGTCATGGTGCCCTCAATACATCGTCAACATCGGACCCCAGTCGAAGATTTGATTAGGGCCGTATTCCCAGGATTGATAGAGAATCCCCCGAACCCGAATCCAATCCGGAGTAACATCGTTGATGGTCAGACCTTCGTTCCCATCCACCCCACGGGCCATCTGGATGTAGGAGTTAGCTTCCCCCAGTTTCATATTCGCGAGGGCTTTATCCCCAGTCAGCGGAATCGCCAACCGCCCTGCAAGTGCCGCCACCCACGCTTGGACGAAGTTATCATCCATCACATCGGGGTTGGTGATCCGTCGGAGGTAGGCTAAGATGGCCTGTTCTTGGTTGGTGAGGATAACCCTAGTGTCCGCCCCTCCCACCGCCGGCTGTCCAGTCACCGGGGAGATTTGATCCACTGCGACCTTGAACCTCACCGGCGGGCCGTTCCAAAACTGTGGCACACCACCCGTGACAGCTGTGGTAATCGGTATTCCGCTGGCGAATCCAGTCGCGAACTGCGGGACTATCCACAGGGGACGGAGGCAATCCGAGGGGTATAGATACTCGTATGCCCACGGTGGCGGTGGTATCCCCTTCGCCCATGTCGTAGTCCCCGTTGTTGGATTCTCAGGTGTCCCTGGCGCGGCACAGACCAAGGTCATGTTATTGTAGTTGGTGGCAAAGTTCCACGGTGCGAGGCGGATTAATTCATCGCGAAGGGGCTCCAGCAGCAATTGAGCCGCGATGCTCTCGTTCGATTGCTCGGTTAACGAGGCTATCTGCGACCGAGTGCCGATCGCAGCTAGAGCCCTATTTGCGATGTCTACCTCGGCAACCATTACCGCTTGCCTTGGGTACCGCAGTTACCATGGTTGGTGTGGTTGGCAAGTCCTGGGCCTTTGTGGTCGAAAGTGGTAGGACCCTTTGGGTGGGAGTAATTGTGCACATCCCGAGGTTCCTGCTTTCCACCGTTTGTCGCACGGGCTACTTGCTTGTTCGGGGAGTCGGGGCCGAAGCCGCCGAGGATATCTTTGGTCATAGAGACCTCCTAGGAGTTTCTGTGTCGTCGGGTTCAAAGAAGGTGGGTTGTGGATCGCTCAGAGGCTCTTGAGCCTCAAGCTCCTGCATCACC